CAGGCGTACGAGGATGTGGAAAGCGATATCCAGGTTTTTGGTTTTTCTGTGGAGGAAATTGAGCGGGCCGAGAATTTTAGGATGAGGAATTTAGACGTGTACTTGGAAACCATACTTATTGACAATGGTCTCAGTAAGATGGATTGCCTTGCTATACTGCAAAAAGAAGGAATTGATTTGCCGTTTATGTATTTGACGCAAAGGTCGGGGGCACCGTACGGACACAATAATTGTTTGCCCTGCGTCAAGGGCGGTGCAGGCTACTTCAATAAGATACGAATTGACTTCCCAAAGTTGTTTTGGAAGATGGCCCGCATCGAGGAGTTTTTGAATCAGACTTGTGTCGTCTATCGGGGGGAGAGGATTTTTTTGAAGGACTTGCCAAAAGACGCGGGACGATTTGAAGAGGAGCAGTCTATTGAGTGCGGCCTGATATGTGAGGCTGCCCTTGAGGATATCCGCCATTCTGACTCTTAGCCAACCACGCAACACATGCATCTAGTAGTGCTGTCGTCCTTGTGACCTTGTGCTTTTCTGTATAAGCGTTGAGGGATGCTTCCAAGTCATTATCAACCCTAATTGTTATTGTGCGGCGATTGTTGATTACATCAGATGCCGTAAGCGGTATCCTGCCCAACGTGTCGGTGTCTACTAAGTTTTTTATAGCATCCTCGACCCATTTGGTTCTACTCATTTCTTGGGCCGCAATACTTATCTGTTTTAGCAGGGCCTGCCCCACTTTAAATTGAATTGCGTTTTTTTCAATCAATCTCATTCCTCCTTCTCTCGTTACTCATGTTTTACAAAAACAAACCAAAATTGTAAAGTAGGTGTTGTTTTTCTGTAGTGGAGGACTCGATGGGAAAACTAGACAAGTTGTATGACGCAATCAGTAAAGCAGGGATGGACCCTGACGGCGTGCGTGATTTGATTCTTGCCGAGGCCATAGAGGACGGTGTTGTTGTCTCGGCGGGGGCAGACGGCAAAGGCGCTGGTGACATCGCAGCGGCTCTCATGCACGTCGTCAATGAGTTGCTGAAGGGTGGGGCCGACCCGATGACTTTGCGTCTTGTTATGCAGAAGGCGATCTGCTTCCTAGACTTAAAGGCCGCCGAAAGCCTGGTGGAGCAAGCGTTTGGGGGTGATCTGTAATGCCTGGAATGGATATTTTTGAAAAGAATGAGTTTGGGGAGAGCGAAATACCACCAGAGTTGCTCGAAGCACTCGAAGACGACCACGATGTAGAGCACCTGTGCAGTGAGCGGTCAGACAAGATACGTGATGAGAGTAACAGACTCATTCGTGACCTCGTGCTGCATGAGAAACGGATAGACATCCTGGCCGAGTTTGTTTTGGGCTACCCACCACAACCACACCACATAGACATGATGCGGTGGCAGGATGAGACGCAGGAAGGGATGCTGCTGGCGTGGCGTGGTGCTGCAAAAACAAGTTTTTGCAATTTGACACGCTGTATTTTTGAGGTGTTGCAAAATCCAAATGTGCGGATACTTTTAGTTGCCGACGCTGCTGGACAGTGCCAGGGGTTTTTGCGCTCGATTAAAAGCCATTTTATGTATAATCAAAGGTTTCGTGAGATTTTTGGTGATTATGTAACAGGCGCTCGTGTGTGGTCTGAAAATGCTATCATGGTGAACAAACGTACCAGCCATGCCGGTGAGGCTACGATTACCTGTGTGGGGGCTGGAACAACGTTACCATCGAGGCATTTTGACATTATCATTTGCGATGATTTGGTGACGAAGGACAACTCGGCCACAGAAGACCAACGAAAGAAAATTTTCGATTATTTTTACGAGACATTGTTTCCAACATTGGAGAGTCCGTGCGGTAGGTTGTGGGTGTTGGGGACGCGTTGGACGCATGAAGATTTTTACGGTTGGCTGCAAAAAGAAGACTATCGAGATTCAACACTGATTATTAGCGTACTTGACGAGAACGATCAGTCTAGATGGGAAGAGAAGTACCCAACAGAGCGAATGCAGCGCATTCGCAAGGCCAACCTTGCCGCCTTTGAATTGCAGTATATGTGCAGGTCGGGCGTAGGGCTTGGTGGCATTTTCTCACCAGAGCATTTTTTGTATTACGACGAACTGCCTACCGATGTGTTCCTCTGGCAGGGTGTTGACCTGGCAATCGGTTTGCAGGCCCACCATGACTTTTTTGCCCATTTCACATTGGCGGTACAGAAATTTACAAAAGACCCGTATGCTATCGAATACCGAAAGATGAAGATCCCATTCCCTGCCCAGCAGGTGTTCATTAAGGACCAGTATGAAAAATATCCTGCAACAGTCCGCGTGGTCATTGAATCCAATGCTTATCAGTTGGCATTGATGCAGCAGGTGAAGGATAAGTATGCGCAGGTGCCGGTTTCTCCAAGATATACGTTGAAGGATAAGGTGGCCCGAGCGCAGCAGGTGGCCTTGTACCTTACAGACCATCCGTTGAGGGTTAAGAGGGGACAGCACGACTTGATAAGGCTTTTGTGTGGGTTCCCGCAGGCACAAGGCTCCAAGGACGTGTTTGACGCATTTGAGATCGCGTTGAGTCAGGGGCTGATGGGGGCGAAACGTAAACGCGCGGTTGAGCCTGGTTTGATTTGACAATGCAAATTCGAGTAAATTAGAGTCGCATAGTTGAAACGGCCTGATTGTTCAGGTCTGTGATTTGGTTCCCATACTTTTTGGAGGAAATACAAAATGTCCAGTTCAGTCGGAGAACGATACGAAAATACGAAACGTGTTGCATTGAACGCCACGTTGACTGTCCTTTCCCAAGAATTTAGCCCCAAACGGATCATCGTCCACAACCTGACTAACGATTGTCGCGCCGAATGGAATGATGGTCTGCCTGCTGGTTACGCTATCCTGACGGTGGCCGCTGGTGACAGAACCCTCGTCACGACCGCAGGTTTCACTCCTGTTGCGGGTACCAGCACGACCCCCCCTGGTTTCTCGTTGGGCGCATTAGCCAATATCAATGACACCACAACTGAAAGTTTACTGTTTGAAATGTGGGGCTAAACCCCAGCCAATCAACCGATTGAATAAGAGCGTGAGGCGTGGCGGTGAACGAAGAAAAAGTTATTGAGACGGACTCTATTGAACTTGAGGTTGTCGATAAAAATACCGGCAAACGTAAAGGTACCGCCCGCCTGCACGCCCGCATCATTGAATTCCCAGGGCGTGAACCTGTAAAGAAACAGGAAACGTCACTACAACCAAAAAACGTCCCTGTGGCGAGCGACCCTGAGAAGGACATCAATTTTGTCTTTAATCAGGCGTTGCAGCCCCTTTACGATTTGGACTATCTTGCCGAACTTCCAGAGCGTTCCACAGAGTTAAGCCAAAACATTAGGGCAATGGTGACCAACACCGTTGGCTTTGGGTGGCAACTCAAAGAACGCCCAATGGATGAGGATGAGCATGAAAAATATAAAGCCCAAATTAGCAAAGAGAAGGGGCTGTTAAGCGCACGACTGCAAGCGGTCCACCCAACAGAATCGTTTATCGCGCTGCGCGAGATGGAGTTATATGACAAGCATTCCGTTGGAAATGGGTATCTTGAGTTAATCGAGAACGCCAGGGGCGAGCTTGTTGGTATCTCTCATGTGCGCGGCCATTTTGTACGTTTGACGGAAAAGGACAAGGACCCTGTATATGTGAAGGTTCCTGTTGTTCGTCCTGAAGACGGCTACAAACTTGACTATGTTGGGATGTGGCACCGCTTCCGAAAATTTGTGATTGAGTTATCGACCGGTAAGAGCATTTGGTACAAAGAGGCGGGCGACCCCCGGACAATGAATCGTGAGACGGGTGAGTTTACTGACAAACCTTTGCTTGACTACCAACGGGCCACAGCCCTCATCCATAACAAAATCTATAACCCTCGAACCCCTTATGGCGTACCGCTTTATATTGGGGCCGCCGTGGCCATTGCCGGAAGCCGCGAGGCAGAAGAGGTCAATTACAACTCCATCTCAAACAACATGGTGCCGTCCATGTTTGTGGTCATTGAGAATGGGGCGCTCACAGATGGGTCTATAACGCGTTTGACGGAGTGGACGGAACAGAAGGTAGCACGAGCCAAAAACCGCTCGGCATTTATCATTCTTGAGGGCGAGGCGTCCAATGAGGGCCTGCCTGATCACGGCCAATTCCGTATTCGCATAGAACCGCTAGCCAGTGCGCAGAATAACGACGAGTTGTATCAAAAATACGATGAGAACAACCGCAGCAAGGTGCGAGAGTCCTTCCGCCTGCCTCCGTTGTTTTTAGGTCGTATGGGTGATTATAATAGGGCTACGTCTATTGTCAGTAAGGCCCTGGCTGACGAGCAGATATTTGCCCCAGAGCGAGACCACAACGATTTTCTGGTGAATAGATTTATCCTCTCGCGCTGGGGTGCCCGCTTCCATGTGTACCGTAGCAATCATCCCAATATCACGGATGACACAGAGTTGATCAAGATGATGGCGTTCTCTGAGCGGTCAGGCGGTATGACCCCCCGTAGAGCGAATAACATCATGCAAGATGTGTACGGGGACGGTCTTGGGCCAATGCCAAAAGGTATTGACCCTGACGTGCCCTTCTCGATCACATTTGCCGAAGCCCAAAAATTGTCAGAGGCACAAGCAAAGACGTTGGCCCAAGGACCAGGAAGTACAACAAAAGACCCTGCGCTTCCAAGCACGGATGCGAAGGTAGAGGCGAAACCAAATGAGTCATAAAATTGTGGTATCGAAGGCATTGGAATTTGCGGAAGGTGAGGAACTTTACGACTTCGTGCGAAAACTCCATGAGGCAGTGGCTGTTATCCGTCGAAAAGAGAATCTTGGGTATCCTTACCTTTTTGGGATTTATGACGGTTATATCATCACCAAAGATAGCGACAGTGGAAGATATTACCGTTTCGATTATTCCCGTAATGGTGAGGAGGTCGTGTTAGGCGAACCAATTGAGATGAGGATGACCTTTACGCCCAAGGATATGACTGCCGTTACTAAAAGTGCAGACGGTGTCGTTGAGCGTGGTGAGATGGTGATTGATACGTCGGCCTTGTTGTGGACTGGCATTCTCGGGTAGAGTATGCAGCGTGAATACTCTATATAAGTAGGTTATGTATGCGGAACCATTTGACATTTATAAAAACTGAGACACTAGAAAAAACGCCATTGCCTGGCCTCGTCTTGATGCATCAGAAAATTCACTCCACAAAGCCAGAAGTGTTCAAGTCGATGGCCCTTGATGATGCCGCCCTTCTAAACCTTCAACTGCACCAAGAATTCCAACGTCGTGGGGAGAAGATTGAGAAGGCTGGAGAGAGCCTCGACGAAGTATCAGCAGTTTATGCCATCGAGGTAGGGATGACTGATGCTGAATTGGCTGCCTATAACCTCCCCTCATTGGAATGCGACGATATTGATGTGCGCGTGGTAGTAACCAAGAGCGACGACGACAAACGTATCGTTCTTGGTGTGGCTATGGAGCCAGACGAGACAGACACACATGAGGAAACGGTGTCAGAGGACGAGATAGAACGTGAGGCCCACATGTGGCTTGCACACAGGCAAACTCGTGGGCTGATGCACACGCAAATAGCCAATCAAGAGTTTGAGTTGTACGAGTCGTACGTAACCCCCGCAGATTTGACTATCGATGGGCAGAAAGTTAAAAAGGGATCGTGGCTTATGATGCTTCATGTGGTTGATGATGATATTTGGAAGCAGATTAAGAATGGCGAGTTGACGGGTTTATCGATTGGTGGTTGGGCACGCAAACGAAAATTAGGACAAGAGAATGGCGAGACGACTGAAGAATAAAAAAGAAGAAGCCAAAGTGGAACTTGTTGACCTTGAGGTCGTGTCGGTAGACGTTGTTGACCGTGCCGCCAATAAACGAAAGTTCCTTGTCGTGAAAAATGAAGAGGGTGTCGTCACTGTCGAGCAAGGTGCTGACGATGGCCTAAGCCTGCTTGACGTTCTGGACATCACCCAACCCGTACCAGTCCCACAACATGACGAAACAGAAATTGACCTTGAGGAAATAACAAAGACCGTTCTCTCTGCCGAGAAAGACCTTGAGGCGGCCCTGCAAAATGATGGTACCCAGGACTTATCGCCACTGTTGCTCCCCATTGCAAAAGGGTTGAGCGAGGCGTCACAGTTGTTGGGAGGGCTCAGTTCTGGTGTTGAGGCAGGGGATTCTATAGGCCAAGCAAAAGAAGGCTTGGCACTTGTGTCCCAGGTGACGAGCACGTTGTCGTTGTCAGGAGAGGCACTCGCAGATGAGACTGCAGACGTATTGGCCACCGCAGCAGAAGCGATTCGTAAGGCCGCTACAGTGTCTGATGAAGAGGAGACGACCTGGCCCATCGCCAAAGGACAGAACCTCGCAGCAGTCATGAATGCCGCTATCAACAAACTTGCCAAAGACCGTTTCGCAAGGGCAGACATCGTGAAGAAGTTGGCCAAGGCTGGAAAACTTACAGCCTCTACCATCACACAGATTCTCCGCGCAGAGATAAAGTGTGCCCCACTCCCTATGCTCAAAAATTTTGCAACAGTCCTCGGGTTGAATGGACAAACTCTTGTCAATGCCGCAATCAAAGATGGTTGTAGGTTTGAATTATCAAAGTGTGAATGTGAGCAGGATGATTCTCCTGAAATTATTTTAAAAATAGGCGCAAAGATGCGGAAAACTCGACTGAGCCAGCTAAAAGCAGCGGTGCAGCAGTTGTCCGGTCTTCTGCTTGAACTGGAAGGTGAAGAT